TATCATACCCAGACGTGGTTGGGTTGTAAATCTTGAGGTAACCCTCAATACCTTTTACTAAAGACATGTGTTAATCTCCTAAAAAAATTTCACGTTAATTTTGGAGTGATGTATGTTTCAACTCCAACGGCAGACGTGTACACTGCCGAGTTATTTATACGCTCCACGGGGAACGAATAACTTTTGTAAGGGTAAAATTGAACATCGTAGGGAATCGTAATATTAGGTATACCGCTTACAACGATTGGATAGTTTAGCTTATTAAGTAAATCACCTAAGCTATCTGATGCTTCTGCAAGGCTAGTCGATAGCGAGCGGAATGTAATAATACCTTTCCATGCAGTCGTATTCAACATCCCATAAATACTTCCTAGACTTGGGTCCATCTGGTAGACTAAATATGGAGCAGATATTTGAGCAGGCGCAACTTCGTAGTAGATCCTCCCTCCATACTGACCAGAGACTTGTGTGAGAGCGCGAGCTACAATGCGCCAGATGTTAGGGAAAAGAGCATTTACGATCATGTAGTTCCTACTTAAACATTGAATTAACAAGCGCAGATACTTCAGTATTAACCTGCTTTACAATTTGAGTTGTAAATTTTTTATAAATAGACATTGAAATTAGTTTAGTGAAGTTAGTTAAACTTTTACCTAATGCTGAGTCGGTATTTTCAATCGCAAGATCAATTGCTTGATCTACTATCTGCTGTACAGAGTTAACTTTTATACGCTCACTAGTAATCTGAGCAGTAAAGTCGTACGATAATTTAAATAGTTCCATTACAGCAGTATCACGAATGTACATCTCCAGCAGTTCAATTTCCTGTCTAGAAAGATTTTTCTCTGCGTGTGTAGTATTTTCCGTAGCAATGCTATTAAATGCATCACCGCGTTCGACCATGCTGGCCGCGATGTCATTATTTTTAAACGCTAGTCTAGCAATTTTTCGATTGTATCTGTCGTATTTATCTTCTGAGTAAAGCGTGACATTAGAATTAACCGCAGAACCGGAAAAGAACTTTTGATTTGAGTAAACCGCTCGTTGTCCGGCGGCTGTATTTTTTTCAGGTGCGTCAATGCCGGCAATGCGTACTCGCTCTACTTTACCGTTTTTTAATTGTACATCGAAAGTGTCGGCATCAACTTGATGTTTAACAACTCCGTTCAAAATCTCTTTTGAGTTGTAAAATTGAAAACTCGATTGTGCTGACGAAGAATGTTTAGTTATCTGACTCGTTACTTGATTAAATTTTCTGTACTTTTCTTCCGAACTTAAGGAATTTAAATAGTATCTTATACTTAACTCTAATTGATTTTTTACAACTATCTCTATGTTTTTTGGTAAGTTTGTAAAATAAATAATAAAACTATTTAATCGACTAACAGCGTTCATTTTCTTTTCTCTACTTGCACGATAAAAGCGCCCATAAGACTGTGCTTTGCAGGGACGTAAGTAACGTCATAAGTTACACTGTTAAAAACAATTTTGTCTCTTTCAGTTATTTCTGTCGCGTAAGGTAGTTGAATTTTTATCGTATTTGTGGAGATAAGTAACTGAAGTGCTCTTTCTTGCGAATCAGGTTGTTGTTGCACTGACCCCTGCCGATTGATCAACCGGCAGGGAACATTGCTTATTTCAGAAAATGACTCAGTGTACTCTCCGTCTACTGAGCCATAACCGTTAAATTTTTTAATAGTACACGTATCAACAAGAAATGATTCAGCGGCATTTCGAATACTTAGTGCTTGGTCAGTCCACGACATCGCGAACCTCTTTTAGGCGCGCCTCTACGAGTTGTACTTTCTTCACTGACTTTCCTTGATCGATCAATTGTTGATGAATCCGCTCAAGGGTTGCGACGGCATCAAATTTCTTTAGAGCCGCTTCAAACTCAGCTACCGACCGAATCTCAATGACGCGCAAAATTTCACCATCATTTACAAAGTTTGGTGAGTCAACTAGCTCAAATTCCTCGTTGTACTCTTTAAGTAAGCCAGACCGAAACAACCCCGAATTTAATTTTCGAAATAACTTATCCTCAGGCTCTGAATAAATCTCAATTACTTCATCATCGTACACAAATTTAGTACGCTTTTTACTAGAATAATCGTAACTATCTTCCCCCGTTGTCAGTACCCATCCAATCTGCAAACGTGTATCCGTCGGGTCCACACGTAATCCGCCAACAACGTTGATCGGGACTTTTGTGTATCGCTTGTAAATTTTATCTTGCAGATTGAAATAAATGTTGTTAAGTGCCATTAGTATACTCCTTAAACGATTTTGATAACGCCGATATTCTCAGGCATATCAACAACCATACCGTATTGCATCCATGCGTGGAGCACGTAATCAGGTGGTTGAATTGTGGCGTCGGTTGATTCGTAGTACTCAGTTCCACCGTAGAGAAGAATCTCACCAGCGTTATCACCTACGACAATAATCTTGTCTTCAGGGATCAATGCCTCGCGCAAGTTCGGCAATTGATTACGGAATACTTGCGGAAGTTCAATGACGGGAACGCCCATATAAACTGAAACACGACTCGTATTCAGGTATTCCAGCAACTTTTCGTTAACTGGGTAGGCAATGCGGCCATTACCGTCGGCATAAGCGTATTCATGGAAACCAGCAAACTTGTACATAGGCAACAACGATTTACGCGTACCGATAATGGCTTTTACTGTACCAGCCGTATAAAGCACATTCTCGATCATCGTGTCCAGAGTTGCAGCAGTAACCGCAGCAGTCTGAGCATAATGGCTTGGCGTGTCAGTTGAATTCCAAGTTGAAGTCAATAAATTAAACACGCGTGTAACAAGATTATCAGTAAGATCAAACTGAAGCTGCTGACGCATCTGATCTACAGTCTGTACAGCACCGTTCTGAACATTCCACAAACTCTCACGCACACCGCCGATAAGACGGTCAAATACGTAGCTGTGATAATCATGTACCGTAGTTGGCTGCGACACAAGGTGAGCCGTACCGGGCACCATTGACTGAATGTTATACTTACCACGACGAACACGCTTAATTGGTACCGTGTTCATATCAGCCTGTCTTGCAGGCATAAAAGTTGAAAACAGGTCTAAGCTCAAATGATTTGGCTCAACAAGTTGAACCAACAATTCAGCAAACGCTGACTTACCTAATTGAGAAGTACCTGCAGTCTTAGCTACTTCAGCAACAGACTTTAACAAAGCATCTTTATTCATTCGTTATACTCCCATGCTGATGTACAGAACGCCGGTATCAGGTGCATACCGCTCGACTATACCAATTGCGTGTGTGTTGTTATTAGTGTAGACCAACTTACCAGACGTACCAACAGCGATCATGTTACCGGGTACGCGAATATTAGCATCATCTACAAAACAATTTACAGTTAAGCCAATTCGTCCGTTATGCAACGCAACAAGCTCGCCACTATACACAAGGGGCTCGGCCCACATACTGCGCGGCACTAGGTACTGCTTTTTGTAGAAAGTAGGATCGCCGTAAAGCGAAGCATCATTCAAGTCGTATACACGAGTCGATGGAACGCTATACCAGTCCTCATAGGTCGGACGAGGAAAGTTGTCGGGCGGGAAGAACGCAATGTACACGCCGTGCTGCTGATTTGCAGAAGCATACGTTACACTAGGAAGATCTTCTCTCACACCCGAGGCGGTCAAGGTAACAGCGCGGCCTTCCATAATGGTGGCGGCTGCAACACCCTGAGCGCTGAATTGAGTTGATACAATAACAGCCATTAAATTTCACCTCTCAAGATTTTTTTAAGCTCTCCTGCTAATTTCTTAGGATCGCGAGTATCAAACTCAGTATTAGCAGTGGGCTCTGGAACCGGAATTGAATCTTTCTTTTCCGATACGGTTTTACTATTCTTAGTCATATCCAAAAACACTTTTTGGAATACGGAGTCATCCATAGCTAGATAAAACTCAAGTCTCTCCGCAAGTTCCGATTCAGAAAAGACTGTACTAAGCTGCTGCATTAATACATTCTTCCGCTTCTCGGCTTGCGCTTGCCGCTCTGCTTCTTGGTATTGCGTGATCTGACTTTGAAGTTGATCAATGACTCCCTCCTTTTGAGTAACAAGAGCATTTAACTCCTCTACTCTATCTTGTAATTCTTTAAGCTCCATAGACGTTTTTTCGGCAACGCTTAGTAACGGCGTTCTGTTTCCATAAGCTGGAGTATCAACGATACATGTACCAGCAAAGGTTACATTCCGCAACCATCGTACGCCACTATCCTCCTCAGAATGAGTATAATAGACTTCCCAAGACGTACCAATAAAACCACCATCAGATGCCTGACTTTTTACAAGGTCATATATCGCAGGGTACTCGTCTTTCCATATAAAAGCGCGTGACTTAATAACATCTTTTCCATTATGCGTATCAAGAAAAGAGTCAACAATTGCGCCAATAGGGTGCGCTCCTGCGTGACCTCCATAAGAATCGCCATCTGACGAAATTTTAATTGGAGTCAACTTAGAAGTTTTTATAATATTTTCAGCCTCTGCCCGAGGAATTCCTTCTCCGTTGGCATTGGGCTCAAAATCAGTAAGAATCAAAAAGATTTCTTTAAGAAATGGGTTCAGTAGTTTATCTTCAGTAAGATAAATTGCACCATTCACAGATGCTGAACTTTTTTTGTCAGCGGCATCCATTTGCTTCACCAGCTTAGAAAACCAACTTCTTCCAGCACTTCCTCCCCAAAGCAACCAAGAAACCCACGCGGGTGAGTCTTTGGGCGCATTAGCGAATCGCGCATTTCTCCCATAAAACCGATTACCCATTCGGGCACGCTCCGGACTTACAGGTTTACCTTGAGTATATTTTCGAGCCCATAGCACAGTGGCTGACTCCAAACCATCCCCACTTAAGCCTTTTTCATGTAAGACTAAACCACGTTTTGCGGCCGCCTTTACACCAGCCGGTGGAGAAAAATCAATGTTACTATAGCGTGCAGCCATTGCCATGTCTTCTTCTGACTCTGGCTCTTCTTCTTCCTCTGGGGATTCTCCTAAATACTCATTCTCAATTACCCAGAATTTACAAATTGCTTCAGGCTCGATTTGACCCTCTACAATCGAACAAGACTTACTATCGTAACTAAAAAAAGCACAGTTAGCACAGATTAGACCTTCCGATTTAAATGGATTGTTTTCAGCCGGTGTGTAGTGAGATCCTTCACTATCTATACCGGGCCCAAATTTACCAAACTTATCTGTTAACTCAATTAAATCAGTTATTAAATCCTGCTGTCTATCACTCAGTGAATCATCTATTGGATCACTCATTAGGCACCTCTTGTTATATGAAGTTCGTACGTTCCGGCATCTGTTTCTGCAGGCTCAAAGGTTATAATAAAAGCGTTTACTGGATAAGCTAAAGCAGGTATACCAATTAATGAACCGGAAGCAGTTATTGTGGCCGCAACCACTCCATAACGAACGTCAGCATTAGTACTGAAAGTACCCGCAAAAATATCTCGAGTCTTAGAACCCATATCAGTGTAAATTGAAATCAAACCAGACACGGGTGCAATAAAACTAAAACTTAATGTCCTCCATCCACTACGGATCATCGGTATGTAAAAATGTCTAGCACTTGTGTTGGTTAATTGAAAAAACTCGCCATTTGTATTAAGTACGTTTAAACCAACGGATGAGTAAACTCCAGAAATTACAAGAACGTCATCGTAACCTGAAGAGGATCCCCCAATGAGCTCGTTCACTCTACCGTCACCGGCAGTTTTAATTCCACCGCGAACAGTCAGGCGAGCTACAGATAACTCAGTATCCTGAAGCTCAGTAAACGAATTATCTATTGACTCTTCGTAGTACACACCACCTACTGGAAATACAGTCGAAGCAGCATTTAAGTTAGAAACGTAGTTTCCAGAAACTGCAACGGCAATCGGAATTAAATTAGAATTATTTCCAAGCGGGATTCCTTCCGGAGAAGTTAACACAAATTGTTGATAATGCACCGTTTCTGCATTTTCCTGCAGCTCAACAGTACCAACGGTGACATTAACAGTTGATGGAATATTTATCGGCATAAAGTCCCCCCTAATAATGAATTTTTTTATTTGTCACTTTTAATCTTATTGAGAATAGTACGTACACTTTCTCGCGAAACAACTAAACCTGACTCCTGACATAAACTTGTAATTTTTCGAATTGAGAAACTATCTTGATATATAGATCTAATATACGATTCAACTAAATCGGTAGTTCTTGGGCGGCCTCTTGACTTGGATGAGCCCCATTGGGGTCTTGGTTCTTTAGGTAAAAAATCTACCTCAAAATTAGTTGATTCCTGCTTAGTTATCCTGCGTTGTTTTCTCTCCATTTGCACAAATTCAGAAAACCACGCTTCTTTTTCATAGGGCCCATATAATATGCGGCAGGACTTACATAAAAAATCACTGCGCTGCTTACGCTCATCACAAAATAAACACTGTACGTATCTCATTCGCCTCACCTGACCAGAAATTAAGTGCATATACACCTACTAGTATTTTACCACATATTTTTTAATTAATCCACAAGTTATCCACATTAACATAAAGTTATCCACATGTTATCCACATTAATTAGTAATTATATAAAAAATACTCATCTAATTCTAATGCAATTCTAATAAAAAAGCTTGACATCATATATTATAATTTTGTTGGGGAAATAAAAAATAAGATTTAAAAAAAA